CCACCAACTCCACCACCTCCAGGTCCACCAGAGCCACCACTAGATGCAGTTCTAGCACCACCTCCTCCACCACCAGCTCTTGTTACTGATGAGCCTGTGATTGAGTTTGCAGCTCCATTTCCTCCAGGACCAGCATTAGGGTTTCCAGTGTTTCCAGCACCTCCAGCTCCTCCGCCGCCACCACCAGTTCCAGAAGTCGGACCAGGGTTAGCTGCGTTAATTGCAGGTGCTCCATTATTACCTTCAGGTGGGGTATATCCTCCAGCATTACCTGAACCCCCTGTTCTTTGAGCAAAACATGGTGCTCTTAAAGTGCCACCTCCTCCAGAGCCTCCATTAGTTGTTGGGTCAGCATTTGCGCCAATTCCAGCACCACCACCACTAGACTCAAAAGGTGTGCCTAAAGCTAAAACAGTGTCATTACCAGCAGCGTTTGTTGATCCACCACCACCTACAGTAATTGGTGTGTTTCCAGATTCAAAAGTTAATTTTGTTCCACCAGGAAAACTTGTACGAAATCCACCAGCTCCTCCACCTCCTCCAGCAGCACCACCTCCTCCAGCGATAATTAAAAAATCGAAATCTACAGGTGGGTTTGAACCTCCAGCACCAAATCCTAAAACTTGATAACCAAAGCCTTTTATTTTCCTTGTTTTTGTATTTTTTGTGTTCTTACCAGAAGTAAGTTTATTTTTTAGATCTCTCATATTCTTTACCTATTATGCGTCGTTAGCTGCATCTGTAGTGAAGAATATTTTAACCCCAATGACTCTTGCATCAGCGGTAAAAGTGTCTCCACCAGCATTTGCATCTCTAAATAATTGAAAATAAGTTAACTCACCTGCTGCAGGTGAACCTGCAATAGTAACTGCTCCACTTTCAGATGAAATTTGTTGATCCTCAACTGTTCCTATTCCTGCATCTGTAACATTTACTGCAGTTCCATAAGCTACATCAATTGTATCATTATCTGCACATGCAACTCCTTGTAATCCAAAAATACAGTCTCCTGTATTCGTAGAACCAGGTGACCAATATACTTGAAAAGTTATTGTTCCTTCATTCCAAGATTTAGGAAATGCTACTGAAAATTGAGCAAATTCATCTGTGTCTTTATCAAAATCTAAAACTTTTAAATCAGGTCTTGTGGCTGTTGTTTCTACTTGATTTGTTGCTGCACCATTAGTTGTAGCAGGATACATAGCAGGAGCTGGAACCCATATAGTTTCTTTTCCTGCAACTTTTACTGCAGATCCTCCAGCTTGAACCACGCCATCTCCATTTGGTGCAATATTAATATTTCCATCTGCCCCATCAGTGATTGTAATTGTACCTGAGTTAGTTCCTGAATTTGTATCTAATACCAAATCATGAGCGCCACTTGTTGTAAGTGTAGCCGCAGCAGCTCCTGTTCCAATTCTAGTTTCTCCAGTTCCTTTTGGTTTTATGTGAACATCAACGTTTGTTTCTCCACTCGCACCTAAGATTGGTGGATTACCTGTTGCAGCGTTAGTTACTTCTAATTCATTTACTGCTGAAGATGTTGTTTGAAATATAATTTGTTCATTACCATTTGCGTCTGCAATAAAACCTGCGTCTGCAATTTTAGGAGCTGTTAAAGTTTTGTTTGTTAAAGTTTGTGATCCTGTAAGTGTTACATCACCCATTCCAATATCAATAATGTCTGGGTTTGTTCCATCGTTAGCTGATGCAAATATTATTTTAGTTCCTTTATCTGTAGCTGCAAAAGTAAAACTATCTCCAGATCCTGAAACATATTTAAATTGTACTGTGTGTGAACCAGAAGTTGAATTTTTTAAAAAATAAAAAGTTTGAACATCTAAAGGTATAGTTACAATTTGGTTTCCAGAAATAGTTCCTGTAAACTCTATCATTCTGTGTGCAAGAGTTGCACCAGTTGATCCATCTGAAACAGATAAAGTTGTTGTTTGCGCTCCACCTGCTATTGATTGTTGTGTAAATCCACCTGCTATTTGTTCTACTATTTCTAAATTTGTATTAGTTTTTGTTCCCCATGTACCAGCATTTTCACCGGTTGCTTGAAGTTCTATACCCAAAGGGCTAAATGTTGATGCCATATTTTATCTCCTATGCAGCGTCAGTATAACTTGTATTCGATCCAGTTGCAACATCTGTATACGAAGAATTTGAACCTGTGTCAACGCTTGAATATGCTTGAATTCCAAACCCTGAAGCAGTGCCAAAAGCAGCCACAGAAGCAGTCGCTTGTTGACCTGTTAATCCCATTACATCAGCAGGTGATAAGGATCCAACTGAAAAAGTAGCAGAAACACCTGTTAATCCCATTACGTCTGCAGGTGATAAACCACCAACGGAAGATGTAATTGCTTGACCAGTAACGTCTATAATTGGACTTGAATTAATTGATATATCACCAACGCCTCCTGTTGCAGAAACCCCTGTTAAGCCCATTACGTCTGCAGGAGATAAAGCTCCGACTGATGATGTTATTGATCGACCAGTTAATCCCATTACTTGATCAGCAACAGTAACTGAACCAACACTTGATGTAGCTGAAACTCCTGTTATAGAAAAACTTACGTTACCAATTATGGTAGGTGAACCAACACTTCCTGTTGAAGATACACCTGTTAGCCCCATTACGTCTGCAACCGCTAATGAAAATATACCCCAACCTTGACCTTCTCCCCATGAAGCATCGTTCCAAGCATTTGCAGATACATTAGATTGTATTGGATCAGGCCCTGTTAGTTCAACCAACATTCCTGATTCACCCCAAGTTTCATTACCCCAAGTATCTTGACCCCAACCTTTATTAATTTCTGTTGTGATAGATACAGTGCCTAAAGATACAGTGATCGCACCAGGACTTGTTAAATCAACCTCTTGATCCCCTAAATCATTCCAAGTAGTTCCCGGTTCATTCCAAGATTTTGCACCCCAACCTGTTACTATAGGGTCGGTTGTGCCCCAACGACCAGTGTTCCAGGTTGTGCCTGATTGGTTCCAAGTATTGGCCATAAGGACTTCCTCCTTATGCTAATCGTATGATTGCGTTCGTTGCGTCCGCTGTTGGGAATTGAATTGTAAAAGTTCCACTTGTTACAGTTTTATCTGCACCAAATGCAATAGAAACACATGCAGGATTACCTGATGCAGAGCTATTGTATATTAATGCTCCATTTGCTGTAAAAGATGCATCTGTGTAACTTACATCAGAAAAATCACAAACAGCTGTTGTGCTTGAAGCAGTAGGAGTCACGCTTGTAAGTGTTGCTCCACCTGAAGTATATGCAGTTCCAGATGAATTTGTAATTTCGTTTGATGATGAAAAAGCTGTTGTTGAAGCCCCTAAAGTTGCATCACTTGTATATAAAGCTATCTTAAAAGTGTTACCAGTTGTAGCTGTGAAATTGTGAACTCCTTTTAAAAGTTCTACTTTGAAACTTGTGCAAACTGCAGATGTTATTGCCATATTTTTTCTCCTACGGGTTTGCTGATTTTATTGGTATACGAACAGTGCCATCAGTATAGTCATCTCTTCGCCTTCTACCAACTTGCTCATTAGCAAACTTTTGTACCTCTTGTTTATATTTATTTTCGTATAAAGTCAACATATCTATCGGACCTTTTAAAAATCCGTATGCCTCTGATAAACAACAATATAATAGTCCATTTGGAAAGTTAAGACTAATATAATTAGTATCATTATTCTCTAACAATACAGGCATTGCGTTATAATGCACTCTAAATTTGTAAGTTGTATCTGGCACAGGTGCAAATATCATTCTACCAGATGTAGTGTCTGATTCACCTGTAGCACCACCAAACATAGCATAATATTTAGGTTGGCCTCTTTTTGCAGATTCTGTTGATGAAATATATTCTTGTAAATAAGTAACATCTTTTTTTTCTAAAAAAACATTTGGTCCAGTTACAGCTGATGTTGAATCATAAACTTGTATGGCTCTTATAAAAACTGCCCCTGCTGGAGCATTAATAGTTGATTGACCAGTTACTAAATTACCATCTTGTTGTTTTCTATCTGCATCGATAGGAACATCTCTAAATATTCTATACTGAGCATTAAGAATTATATTTTCTAAAACAGCGTCTGTTAATACATTAGAATCTGTTTCAGTATAACTTCTAATTTGTGTTTTTAATCCTGATGCGCTTAATCCTGCCATTATATTTCTCCTGCTATTTCTTTACAAATAGGACAACTTTTTTTGAATCTACTATGTGTTCCACATTTCCATTTTGTAATTTCTGGTTCTGGAACTTTAGTGTAATATTCTATGTGTTCATCCTCTTTTGGACACTCACATTGTTTAATACCAAATAATTTACTAATAAATTTTTTAATCATGGTGTTATAGTAACTGGTCCTGCAGACACAGTTGGTCCTCCCTTCTCTTCTGTTATACTTGCGTTTGTTCCCAAACTAAAAGTGTACTTGTCAGTGGTGGTGACAGTTATACTAAATCCTGAAGCATTTTCATAGGTGGAAAAAGGCACTCCTCCTGGACTACCTTGAACGTTTCTAAATCTTACAGTATTTCCACTAGATCTACCGTGATTGATTTCTGTGACCGTTACAGTTCCTGATCCTAAAGTAGTAGAAAAAGGATTATTTCCTAACATAGCTGCAACAGCAGGTTCTGTTCTACCTGGTCTAACATGCCTTAACGATATTGCATCACCATTCATTGGTTTTGGTTCTAATTGTGGTTGCTTTGGTTCAAACTCTGATACGTGAACAAAAGAACCATTCCATTCTCTAACCATTTCATTGTAAGGAAACTCCATACCCGATCTATCTGATATTGCTTTTGCATATTTACCTGTTGCGTATTTTGCCATTATGTTCCTGGGTAATAAGCTTTAGGTGTAATATGTGTACTAGAAGCTGACCCATCCTCCGCTAGTGCTCTTGCAAATTCATCCTCATAAACAAGTTTTGTAGATTGAATTAGAGCGGGTTGATATTTCATTGATAAGTAATATGCTAAACCTGAAACCATACAAGGCACAAATCTAAATGGAACGTCTGTTGCATTTGTATAATCTCCTGCATCTTGAATTCTTTTAATAAAATAAAAATGCATATCTTTAGATGCATTTGTAGAATCTGGTGTTGGATA